CCTGTGGCGGGGCTTGGAGCCGACGCAACAGGCGCCACCGCGATCGGCTTCTGACTACTCAGCGCCCGCCCTGTCGGGGCTGCTTCCTCTTCGCCGGGACTCTCCAGCAAATTCACGGTGACGGTTGCCAGCTCCACCCATCCATCCGCCGCGCACTGCTGGTTGGCGATGTCCAAGCTCGTAATAACGAATTTCCCGACAATTCGCCCGTCTCCGGTAATGTACGGCAGCACCTCGAAAGCGTGCATCGACGCTTTCAACGCATATATCTCGGCCTGCGGATCACAAAATTCTGATGAATATGTGATTGTCAGGCTCAACTCCCGCAGCTCGGCACCAGTCGGCTGGATGGCGTCTTTGTCATTGACACGAGGGATTTGGCCGTATTTTACGGCATCTGCCTCGCTGGTCGATACGGGAGTTTTCAGCCCTTGAAATATGTGATCTCCGAGTTGTGCAAACATGGGTGCCAGCTATTACGCAAAGGACAAACGTGTCTTGTTTTCTTCATATTTACGAATCAGTTCCATGATCTCGTTCGCATGCTGCTTCAGCATTTTTCCGAACTCGTCCCGCACCTCCTGCGTAGTCGATCCGGCGAATGTGATCTGCGGGGCATAGGTAATGGACGGGCCGGTATTCCCGCCGCCTACAATGGTCGAGGTATTCACCGTGCTGGATTGCATCGACTGCGTGATTCCACGGGTCGCTTGCATGGCCACGCCCTCGGTAGCATTTTCGACGATTGCACCCCCTCGATCAAGGCCAACGACCAGCCCCTGCGTGATATTCAGACCATATTCGGCGAACAAACGGGATGGGGAATTGATACCGAGAATAGACTTGAAGCCGTTGGCAATCCTACGGCCGATATTCTTCATTCCCTCGACAATCTTATCGACCATAGAGGTTATTCCATTCCAAAGCCCTTGCAATAGGTTTTTGCCCCACTCATAAAAGCGGGGGCCGAGGTTCTCGAAGAACGTCCCCACATTCTCCCACGCGCCGCGCATCCATTCGACGGGTTGCAGGTTGCTGAACCAGTCTTTGATCCCTCCCCATGCGTTCGAAATGCCGCTCTTGACGTTACCCCAAAGGTTAGAGAACCAGCCTTTCACTGATCCCCATGCCTTTTGCACTCCCTCGCGGGCCTTGCTGATGGTATTTTTGATGCCATCCCAAGCTTTCCCCGCACCGGCCTTGATCCTGCCCCACAAGTTCGAGAACCAGCCCGTTACAGTGCTCCACACCTTTTTGATCGCTTCCCACGCTGCTTTGAATATCCCGACGATAGCGTCCCACAACTTTTTAAACCATGCGGCCACCTCGTCCCAGTACTTGACCAACAATACCACGGCTGCGATAATCGCCATGATACCGGCGACAATCCACACCACTGGACACCCGTACAAGGATGTATTAAATACCCACTGGCCGGCGGCGGCGATCTTCGACCAAACGGAGAATAACGCATATTGCATACGAAACAACAACATGCCGTTTTTGTACTCGCTGACGATTTTGGTACCAATTTTTATGGAATCAGACACTATTCGGAATACCTTACCGAACTGCCCGACGATGAACGTCACGCTACCGATCGCAATGGCAGCCGTGCCTAATATAGCGATCCATTTACCCGTGGTCATCGCTATATTGCCGATTGTGGCGGCCAGTTCGGGATTTTCCTGTACCCATTTTGTTATCTTATCGATAACCTTTGATATTTTTTCGGTTGCCGCCGACAATGCTGGGATCAGTGCTGCACCTAACTGTAACTTAACGCCTTTGACCTGCTCTCCGATATTTTCGAGTTGGTCGCTAAATGCGTCGCCCTTGGCAATCATCTCGTTACTTAACGCAAGTCCCAAACGCTCGGCTTCGGCGTAAAACGCTTTTAGACCGGCCTTGCCATCGTTCAGCATAGGGATCAGATCGGCACCCGACTTGCCGAACAATTCAACCGCCAAAGCGGTCTTTCCGATGCCGTCTTCGGTATTATGAAAAATATCGGCTACATCCTCGAAAATCTCGTTCGGCTGGCGGAGATTACCCGCACTGTCTTTGATTTTGATACCGAGATCCTCGAACGTCTGCATGTACGTCTTATTTCCGCCGGTAGCTTCGGCGACCATTCTGTCGAACTTCACTAACGACGCGGACAATTTTTCAGTTTCGACCCCTGACATCCTACCGGCATACGCAAGTTTTTGGAATGCCTCTACACCGATCCCGGCTCCCCGGGCCATATCGTACATATCACCGGCGTAATCGGCTGTCGATTTTCCAACGGCCAAAATACTACCTCCGACGGCTGCGCTCGCGCCCAGCATGACGGTTCCTGCTTTCGTCATTGAGCGACCTATTTTGCTTGTGGTACGCTCGAATGCAGAAAGTTTGTCCGTCGATTTTTTGACGGCCTCGTCTATAATGCGGCTCATTTTATCCGTTGCAGACAAAATGAACGCTAATTTCAGAGTGTTGGCTGCCATGTGTCGTTATCGCTTTTCGATGCCGGATAATACCACCCGGCGGGGTGTTGTGATCTCTTTTTCGTAAATCTCGACTGCGCGGTCCAAGTAGGCAAAATAATCTTCCACGATCAGATCGAGAACGCCATCTATTCCGCCGCCGGTGAAGTGTGCTAAAAAAACAATATCCGCATGTGGGATTTGTCTGATTAGCACCCTTGCGCCAGCGTCGGACCTTATCCGTTTTTTGAGATGTCCCTTTCTACCTCTTTTTTTGCGTCGGGGAAAAGGAACTCGGTGATCTTATCCATCTCCTCGGTAGTGAAGCCGTCCATCAGATCGTCGTAAACGATCGGCTGACCGTTTACGAGAATTTTGGCGGCCATCAGGTGCATGCCGCGCTCGACGTCCGTCAGGCTCTTGTTGTTGGTTAGCTCCATCTGCTTGCGTACCGTGATACCAATCTCAGCGATCTCGGTGTTGGCGTCGAGCTGGAGCCGCCGCCGAACTGACAAATTCGGCTTGCGATTCAGTGCTTGCTGTCCCATTACAATCCAAGGTTTTGCCTACGTTCAGCCAGCAAGTCCTCGCCGCCGACTTTGTAGATGTTATTGATTACGTCGATTTCGACGATCTCCTCACCGTCTATTTCCAACTTATAATACTGGACGGAAACGGTGGACTCCAGTTCGGTGTCCTCCTTGGCCTTGAACGCGCCACCGGGGAGTGTCTTGGAGTACCCGCGTATGTACATCACGATGGGCTTCTCCTCCGTGATTCCCGTGTTGTCGTATTCCGCTTTGCTGGAACGGATCATCAGGTCCACGGGCTTGAGGAAATTTCCGAAAGCTTTCTGCGCCTCGTTGTCCGGATACGTCCATTTGATCGTCGTTTCGAGTTTATCGAACCCGTTGAAAAACTCGGCCGAACCAATCATGCCCATAGCCTTGTAATCGGTCATAAGGGCCGTAATGGTCGGGGCGGTGATCTCCGACGCCAGCCCGTGCTTGCTGGCATTGTTCACATAGACGTTTGCGTCGTAAACTTTTGCGATATTCATGGCTATTCGATGGTTGAGAGTTTGTTAATGTCGATTTTGTGGTCGAACGTCATGCGCTGCATAGGCACGGCGGGCGTCCACTCGTTGGAAAACGTGACGTATCCCTGTGCCAACTCGGTGGCCGGATTCTTCGCAGGGTCGAAAAAGCACTGCCCGTAAACGATCTTACCTTCGGCTGTCAGCCGGTTGTAGTACTGGTTCACGATGTTGCGAACCAGGTCGATGTCGGCCTGTTTTACCTGCTTAACATCGATAAACTGGGCGCAGGCCATCGTGATCGAACGCTTCATGATCATCAGTGACCGGCGAACGCACTCGAACGCGTCGGGAGTGGTGGTGCTGGGGAACGCTGCGGTGTAGTTTCCCCATTCCACAATGCCGTTGCCGTACATATTAACAACTGTCGTGATGCCTTGTGCGTTCAGCAGGTTGGCCTCACATGTTTTATCTGAGAGCGCGAACGTGATGGGCACGTCGGTACCCTCGATCCCCGTGTAGGCGTGGTTCGACGATGACACATGCCATCCTTCTGTTAAATCGACTTTGGCCCGCAAACCCGCCGCGTAAGCTGACACCGGGAGCGTGAGGTATCTTTCCCCTGGGTCCTCGACATCCGGGTTATATTCCGGGTTCGCAACAAGGACATGCGGGAAAAGAAGCTTTTGCCCGGCTTTGAGTGTGGCAAAGTCACCCTCCGCACCGCGCGACTCAATGGCTTGGTTGAAGCCCCAGCCGTCGGGTGTGTCAATATATGCCATCGCCTCGGTTTTCTCAGTAATGACAATCAACCCCTGCTTCACTGCATCCAATGCGGAATATCGCGGTGCGATGTAGATCATCGGTTCAAAGCCGTATTTGTTTCCTGCGGTCTCAAACAGTTTAAGACCTGTACGCTCACCCGTTTCGGAAACCGTACCCACAATGTCGGCGCCGGTGATCTCGGCGGTGGCATCCTTTACTTTGACGACAAACACCAAGGCGCTGCCGGCAGTGCTGTCTTGCATGCGGATCGCCTTAAGTGCTTCGGGGATGGTTCCTTTTGTACCGAATGCGGCATCGTCCGCCGCGCTCTTGCACAACGTGAGGACGTTAGTGTCGCCCTTATCCGCTGTACCCACCAGCCCGATAACCGCCGTAACGATGTCGTTCACGGGCACCGTGTCGCTGGTGACGTTGATGTGCTCTATACCATGTAAAAAATCTGCCATGTCATAAAATTGTTATACCGTTTCCGGCGTGGTTTGTATTTATCCGGCTATTTCTTTTTGCTGTCAGCCGGTTCGACAGTTGTCGCAGCCACCTCTTTGATTTGGCGGCGGGCTACCATCGCACGAACCGCGATGTCATTCTCTGGCAACTCGACGGCATCGTCTTTTTTCAACGCGTACTCCTTTCGACCTGCGCCGGCCTTAACGCTGAAAACAACGTAAGGACTTACTACCTCGTACTTTTTCATTTTTCAGTAAATTCGTTTTTGATTTCCTTGATCGTCGGCACACTATCGGGGCGGTCTGCTTCGACAGTATAGGCTGCAAATGAAAATGTAAGCGCATATTGCCAATAGTTGTGCAGGCCCGAAACATAGCCGAACGAATTAAAGTAAATGGGTGTTTTCGCACCCAGCATCCGATGCCCCAAAAGACGGGATTTCGCCGCCTCGTAAACATCAAAAAGACCCAGTTTTCCCCGCCGGTTTTTCGCGCGGATGAATAGTTCGCATTGAACGGTTCCCAGTTGAGCCACGACGGCCAACTCCTCGCGTTCGGCGAACTCCGTACCGTTTACCAGCACGAAAATCTGCGGTTTCTCGGTCTGACGCGGCAACTCCAGAGCCTCGATCTTGGGTAACGGCTTGACATCGACACCCGGCATCTGCAACAACGTGACCAGCTCGTCCTCATACCTTTCGTAAGGGGACATGCTGGCGTCTGCCTTGGTTGTCATTGGTTGCTCCATGATCTATTCTTCGCTTTCGGCGTGCGGTGTCAAATGCGCCACATAGGTTTTTCCGTCAAATTTGGTGTCCACCGCAGTAATCAAATACCGTTTTCCACGTATTTCGAGGTATTCGGTCGTTTCGGCATCCACGGCTTGCTTCAGCCCGACGAAATTACCTTCGTAATACTCTGCGGTGGCCGTGCTCGGTCTATATTCGTAGCCCTCGGAGTCTCCGATCTGCGTGGGTTCGCTCGGGTCCTTGAACAACGCCCGTCCGGGAATATTTCCCCGATTTGGGGATAGCCAAACAGCGGGTTCGCCCATAAGGTTGGAAATGGTCGAAGATGCTATTTTGGCCATCCTGTCAAATCGGTTGTTCATACGCTCGGAGGTTATACGTTCAACTTGACCAACACCGTGGTATCGCCTGCGTCGGCAGCCTCCCAAGCGCATCCGACAGCCTTGTTATCCTCGGCCGTTGCCACAATACCGGAACCGTCGGCAGCAGCATACACCTTTTGGCCCTGCGTGATTGCACCGGTACCTTTGGCCAATTCGTACACGCCCGTAACGTTCAACACGACGGTTTCGTCCACGGCGCCGTCAGTAACGGCAACACCAGCGACGTCACCGATTACGCGTACATCACCGCTCTTGATCGCAGTTTCTGCGACTTTATACTCGATGGTCTTACCATCCTGGATGAAGTTTTTCATTGCTCTGTATTTTTAGTTTTTGCTTAAAATAGGGGCAGGCACGATAAATTCCGCCCCTGCGGGAAGTTTGCCGTTACGCTATTTCCCCGCTGCTTTCACGATGCCACGATAGTCGATCGCCGCAGCACCGAAATCGCCACGGACGGCATAGTCCATGGAGTCGGTTTTGAACTCCTCTGTGCTGTCCACACGCAGACCCTCGTTGCCCTCCAGGTATGCGTAGTAGAGACTATCCACTGCATACGGGTCGGCCATCAGATACCAAGCTTTTGGATCGGTCAATCGCGGCTCGACGATCACGTCGAACGCACCGGCGAAAACGTTCACGTCCTCGAACTTGACGGGCGTTGTCGCTGTTACCAGTTTTTTGGCCATCATCTCGTTCTCCGGCGACACAACGAGGTAGCGCGGAACCATGCGGATGATCTGACCCGCGATGTCTTTCTGCTTCATCATCGCCGTCTTGGCCGCCGCAAGACTCGTTTCGCTCAATGCGCTGCTGGTGCCCGAGAGGAGGTTACCATGGGTCGTGTCGAAAATTCCCTTGCCGTCGGACATCTTCACGTTGTCCGTCAGCAGTCCCCACACGAGGTTCCCACGGAGCATATCCCAGTGGCGGACAAATGCCGACGGGATAATCGAGAATACACCCAGGTCGTCATTGATGAACGCCTGGCGCGTGTAGCTGATACCCTCGCCGAACGTCTCGACGCGGATCGTCTCCTTGCTCTCCTTAAGCGTGGTGTACTTAATTTCGCCACCCTCGGGGATCTTCTTCATGCCGTTGACGACACCGGCCGAATAGAGACCACGGGCGCGGAAATCGTCCACGCTGGTCTGACGGGCGATTTTGTCCCAAAACTCCGGCGCGAACTCATACTGCGCCCGCAGCATCTTGTTGATCACGCCCTCGAACAACAGCGGGAAATCGCTGGTGCTGTGCGCACGGCTGAAAAACGTCTTGGCCACCTCGGAACGGTCCATGCCTCGGGTGCTAATGCCGCGCTCGGACAACAGTTCACGGCCGATCTCTACCATGGTCATGCCACGGAACTCGCGGGCGCCGGCATCCAATGAGAACTTGGACGGATAGATGCGGTGCAGCAGCGCGTTCTCCACGGCCATACGCTTCTTGGTACCGGCATCCAAACCGGTCACACGCACGCTGTGATTACCGTTTACGCCGCTATCCTGGCTCCGCTTGGCCAGTCGTCGCATGATTGCGGTACTGCACTGCTCCACGGTAAGATTGGTTCCGACCAGCGCCAGCGCGTAATCGGAGGAAAGGCCGGCGGTACGGGCCATCTGTTGGATCGCCTGCGTCCGCTTGCGGTTGTCCTCGGTCGGTTCCGTACCACCAGCGGCGGCGGTAGCTGCGGCAGCGGCCTCTCCCGCAGCTTCGGCAGCATCCTCGGCTGCGGCGGCGGCATCTTCAGCTGCGGCGGCGGCCTCCTCGGCCGCTTTGATTGCGTCGGGGTCAGCCGGTGCGGCCTCCGCCTCGATCAGTGTGAGCGTAATGGTGTCGCCCACCTCGCCATCGGAAAGGGCAACGCCCTTAACGCCATCGACGGTTACGATGTCCCCCTGCTTTACGGGATCGCCCTCGACGACGTATTCCATGGTCTTACCTGTTTCTGTTGCTCTCGTTTTTTTCATGTTGGTGGTATTTGTGGTTTGTTTTCTTACTATTTCGACCGGATGCTGCTGTTGTCCCGCGCGGATACCGCTGTCGATGTCGGCAGGCACCGGAGCGAGGGACAATTCGCTCGGCATCCAGTCTATTGCCCGGTAGATAGGCCGTGCGCCGTTCGGGCGCTCCTCTCGCTCGAACTTATAGATTTCGTAGCCGACCGAGATCCCTTTGACGATCCCGTCCACTACGTCCTGAAATATCCCTGCCACTTCGGGGCGGCTGGAGAAACGAACGCGGGCGCAAAGCTGGCGCGATTCGTTGATCCACACCTTTACCGTTCGGCCGAGTTGGCTATGAACGGTGTAGGCGTTGTGGCAGTCCAAGAGCGGTAAGCCTTGATTTGCACGATCCATCCTGATAGCCCCCGCCTCACAAACCAGCATTTCGTCGTAGTCCTCCTCCCAGCCGAATCGCGTCACCATTTTCTCGGTGGCACATACGACATCTACCTCGCGGGCCTCTTGGTCGATGGTCGTAGGCTGCACGAGCGCCCGCCCGTACAACACACCCATGGTGCGGTTATTCGTTTCCTGTGTTGCCATTATTTTCTTCATTTTGGACAGTGGCGGCGGCCGTGTTCACGCTGTCGATGGTAATGCCCAACTTGGCCAGCCGGTCAATGTCCTGTTTGTACTCTTTGAAAAATTCCTCGGGTTCGCGGCCCATCTCTCGGATCGTCTCGCTGATCGTCGCAAGTCCGGCCTTGATCCTATCAACCTGCGCGGCGGTCTCGCGCTGCGGGTCGAGCTGCTGAACACGCGGCGCCGTCCAGTCGGCGGAAATGTAGGAGGATAATTCCCCCTTGATCATGCACGCACTGATAAACCAATTCCACACGGGGGCGCAAATCTGCGGCACGATCATGAAGTATTGCCAGCTCTTGAAGTTGGCCGTGACGTCGATTTTCGCCATACGGCCCGAGGTGAAGTTGACCCTGCTGTAATCCATGGTCAGCATCTCGTAGGTGATGCCATAGCCAGCGGCCACGCCCTGCAATATGCGACTGGCGTAAGCATCATAATCCGACACACTCGGCGGATTGGCGAACTCCACCGACTCGGCAGCGCCGAGATGCTCGACGATGCCCGGCTCCAAGCGCTCGATCCCTTTTTCGCCATCCTCTCCACCGTCATCTTCCGACCCCAACACAAAGGCGGCAAAGCATGCGGCCACCTTTTGCTTGACCAGTTGGGCATCCTCGTAGTCGGAGAAATCGCTCGTTTTCATGAACGCCGACACACCGATCGGCAAACCTCTGACCTGCCCGGGCCGCAATACCTCGAAAGCATGTAGCACATCCTCCTTGGGGTGGAATTTGCTGGCGAGCGCCGGCGTGACGATGTAGCTGTCGCCGGGGTGATAGTCAAAAATCCAGTAGCCGAGCAGACGCCCCTCTTTGCTGAATTGAACACCGAGGCGGCAATAGCCCATGTCGTTACTACCGTTGCGAGTGTGATCGAGTTGGTCGCCCTCTAAAATTTGCAACTGGATAGGAAGCGGGTTGTTGTCGTCTGGCATGACCCAGCGCCGCAAAATCAGCACCTCGCCACCCTCGGCGATGGAGCGCATTGCCAACTCCTGTAATCCGTAAAAGGTCGTTTTGCCGTACCAATCGCAGGCGGTCGTGTTGGCCCACTTGCTCCAAAGTCGTTTTACGCGCTGGCAGGTGTCCAGGTCGGCGTCCGGCGCCGGCTGGATGCCCTCGCCGATCGTGTGTTTTGTGATCGCCTCGACCGCCCGACGCGCCCATCCATTGTTACGTACCATGTTGCGGGAACGATCCCGCAACGTGACCAGCGCGGCCGACACCTCGCTGTTGACGCTCGTGGACTTGGCCATGCGGAATGCCTTACCGCGACGGCCTTTGTCGGCTGCCTCGTAGGCCCGTTTTTTACGGCTGTGTGATATTTCGATGGAAAATTTCATTTTTTGCTGAAATAGCCTCGATCAATGCAAGCGAGGCGACGACGACGCAAGCGACGTTCCGGAAACAACTCATCCTCGATCATCCGAACCAAATCTTTCATCTCGGCAAGCGACCGATAACTCACGGTTTTATCACCGTAGGTTATGGTGGTCGCACCGGTGGCGATGGCCTCCTTGAGCGCGGTATATTGTTCGATGGTAAACGACATGGTAGCGTAACGATTTGCTACGAATTTATGGGCGGTATTTCGTATTCACAATACCATGTGAAAAGGTTTACCGAGAACTCGGTAAACCTTTTCTAAATATACCGAGTTCTCGGTATATCAATCATCCCAAAAACTACCGCCCCGACGGCGCCC